CCAGATACCCATACCAAGTTTGAGTCACCAGCGCTCGACCCGTGTATTGTTCAACGTAGGATCTGGCCGCAGTTATCAGGCTGGTCAGAAGGGTGTCCTCTGCTGTCTGGTCTGCATCCATGTGGAGGTGGATCTTCGCTTCCGCAGTGGTAATAGGCTCCTCAGATGGCTGGGTTTTTATTTGGAATCTCATATCACCTCAGATAAAGAATTACGTCTGCTTTTTTTACTGCGCCCATATTGGTCACTGCCAGTGCCAAAACGTCATTTGCCACACACCCCATACTTGCAACCACCGTTGTGGTGGCTGCGTTGCTTAGGTCGGTGCCTTGCCCGGCCAGAATATCGTAACCGTCTTCATCATTAATAGCCACATCAAAGGCGGTAGTGGGCTGGTCGGCCCCTGTGTTTGGGTCAACAACAAGCCGGAGAACTTCGCCGGTGTAGCTTTCGGCGGTGGTGGCGGTGACTGAGCCATCGGTGGCGCTGGTGATGGCGAACTTTACTTTTTTCACCCATGATGCGGATTCTTCTTTTTTTACCACTATGGCATCAGCCATGGTTTACCCCCTTATTCCGCAGTTACGGCAAACGGAACCGTCGCTGCCACACCATTCAGGCCTGTCAAGATATTCCCACACGCCAATGCCAAATTAAAATCATACCCGGCTGTGGTGGTGGCAATGTTGGCTGATGTGATCAGGCGGTTATTAACGCAGGAGAACTTATCCGCATCGTCATCAATAGTTAACCCAGTTGCATGAACAATATTACCGTCAATTAATGGGGTCCAGGATGATGTCATACCAGAACCTGCCACAATACCCTTGGCCGCTGTGCCGAGCATCCGGTTGTTTGTGATTCTCGTTCTTCCCGCCTGGCCGGTGCCAAAAGTGAGGTATGAAGTCACGAAAGTTCCGACAAAATCACAGTCGTTGATAACAAGGAAGGGGCTTGCCGTGGCCTGAACCCCGATGGTCATTGTTCCGGCGTTTCCGTCAAGGGTGCAGCTCTGGAGTTGCAGACCGGACGTTTCGCTGGTGAGGGTAAAGACCGGGGTTGCCGTGGCTACGCCGTTAAACTTGATATTGAAAAAACGGGTTCCGTAGGATTCGCCAACAGGGGCATGGTGTCCGACAATGCCGGGCTGGGTGTTGGCATCATAAGATCCAAGGCCGATCACGTCGCACTTTGTGGGGAATTTGACCAGGGTTTCGGTCAAAGTATCACCCATGACAAAAATTCTATTTCTCCTGGCCCACCATCTGTTTGCTGTAAGCGCAATACTGATATCGCTTGCTGCAATGGCCTCGGCAATGGTTTTGTATGGGGAATCAATAGTCCCTGATCCGGTTGTGGATACATTGCCATCAACAAAATAATCTGATGCGCCGGTGGGGTTTGCAAATTGGATGAAAGAACCGGGTTCCATGGCAAGGGTGCCGCCGGATGCTATTACTGTTTTGTCTCCACCTTCTGTTCGGTAGCATTTTGGTTGGTAATTACTCATTTTTTAATTCTCCGTTGGTTGCCCCCGGGAGATCGCTCCCCCGGAGTATTCATTTAAGAAACGGTTTATGCTTCAGCCGGTGAAATCACAAAAGTTCCGGCCTGAATTGATGCGTGTTCAGACACTGGCAGATGTGTAGCGCCATGCAGAATCACAATGGTGTTTCCATAGGCAATATTGGCAATGGCAGAGGTGAGAACAGCTTGAATATATCTCTCTTTAGGATGGTCAATAGTGATCATCAAAAGAGTATTATTCAGGTCGCCATCAGCCGCGCTGGTTGCTGTGGCTGTGGCCCCCGAAAGCGCCGCCATAGCTCCATCTGCATTGGCAGTGCTTTGTTCGATTGTCATGGTGGCCACCCCAGTATCTACTGAGTCTGTAATGGGCACAATAAATGTGGCCCCGGTGTACCCGCTCATGTCAATGATGTCTGTGTTGCTGTCAGTGCTGCTTGCAGCCGTGATTGCTGCCAGGCATTCCCTGACTTCTTCATCTGTTTGAAAATTCATTTTTTTATCTCCCTTATGCCAGCGTTACGCGGGCAAATGCTTCAGCCATTACCGGCTGCCCATCTGATTCCATCCGGCCAATGTACCCAATTTGACCTGTCTCTGCGTAAAGCTCATTCAAAACTTTAATCCGCATATCCAGAGCATCAGCGATCCAGTAAAAGGAAAGATCGCCCAGAATACCCACATACAGACCGGTAGTAAAAGTGTTCGGTGCATATTCGGACATGGAATATGGCAGTTCAAGGATGGTGTCGGTTTTGTCTCCGAGTCCCTGTTTCCAGATATAATCACCGTTACCGTCTTTAAGCTTTCTGATCATTTTTACAGCGTCACGATGAAAAATCCACTCGGCTGTTTTGTGATACTGTGCTTTCAAGGCATATTTGGTATTAATGAGCCCGTCTGCTTTGATAGTAGTGGTGGTATTATCTGCGGAAACGTCCCGGGAGGTGGGAATACCGTTGTCAGACGCGGTAAAAATTCCCAAAGGCTGACTGGAGCCGGTGCCTGTGAGGAATGCTTTCTCGTGTGTGATTGCGAACTTATATTCAAGCCTGCTTCGTACCAACGAGTCTGCTGACTGCAGTGCTTGCCGGAGGAGTTGCTCAGAAACTTTCACTCTTTTTGCGACAGGTCTGGGCTTCAGAGACCGTTTGCCGAAAGACATAGTGGAATCTTCGCTACCTGTCCCGAGTTCGGTTGTCCAGTCGGCATCGTCCGGGTCTGCTTCAAGTGTCGGCACACCAAGCTCTGTGGCCATAGCTACCGGGATAACCGTTGCTTTTTGACGAATGTAGACCATATCGTCCACACCTTTAATCAGCTTGTTGACAAACTGCTCAGGAGCGACAATATACCCGCCTTCAACGTCTGTGCCTGCTGACAGTGCCCGAACTTCCGTGTTTGACAGGGAACTAACACCGTTGACCAGCGCCCGATTAAAAAGACCCATCCGCTCTTCGGTGTTATCTTCTTGTTCGGGGTCTTTTTTGTCAAACAGTGATTCCCGTTCGTCCAATGCGCGAAGACGTTCAACTTTATCGGCATCACGTTTTTCAGCATCCACGATCTGGGTGGTCAGGTCATCAAAATCCACATCAATCTTTTCGTACTTTTCTGTCTCTTCTGCGGTAAAATCCCGTTTTTCGGTGTCCGCAAGGTCAACAAGCTGGCGTTGCTCAGTTACGAGCAAGGCACGGGCTTCCTTCAATTCGTTGGTCTTCATTATTTATGTCTCCATAATGATTAATTTTTCTTTGATAGCCACTTTTCTTGACAGTTGCGGGTCAATCATCGGATCTTCCGCTTGTTCTTCTTGTTCTTCGCCCTCTGAATCATCGGGATTCTCTCGGGTTTTTTCTTTTTCGAGTGCATCAGCTACAATTTTGACCATCTGGTCATGATTTATGGCTTCATCTTGTGATCTGCCCACACCCACGGTGGGATCTGCCGGCACTGATACAAGAGATGCTTCATAAGGCATCCATTTCGTAACCCGATAAGTCCCTTTGTCCTGGTCGTCGGTGGCCTGGATCTGGTAACCGATTGACAAGTTTCTAACAATCCCATTCTTAGTGTCAATCCAGTAATCATTGGCTTCCCGGCGTTCCCCAAATCGCAAGGTTGCTCGGAGTTTCTTGTCAACTATTTTTGGATCTTCAATCAATCCAATGTTGACGCCTCGGTACGTTTCATGGGCTACACAGAGGGGAAGGGGAAACCTTGACAGGTCGATGGCTTCCTTCTCGTGTATCAAAACTTCGTCACCGTCCCACCTATGCACCGGGTGTTCAGATGAGAGTGATACTTCAACTGTCCTTGCCTCTTCATCAACCACGGCACCAATATTGACGGCCCTGGTTAATTTTTCACCAACAATCTTTTTATTCATCGTTCTCTCCTGTCGGGCATCCATGATTTGTTGCCGGTTTTTTCCATGCTTCTTATTTTTTCTTTCAACTGCTGAACCTGTGATTTCAAATATTTAATTTCTTCTTTTAATTTTTTGGTGTCTTCGCTCATTTGATCACCTGGAAACGGTTTTCAAGATCGCTTATCATTTTTTCCGCTTCGTCCTGCGCTTTTGATTCATGCCATCTGTTCATATTATCAAAGAGTGCGTCTGGGTTAGCCGTGTTTAAAACGTAATCAATGGATTCATTTACAAACCGGTGTGAAAAAATCTCCATATAATTCTCAACGTCAAAACGGTGATCGCCGCCCATACATCCAATCGAAAAGGCTTTTATAGTAGTCTCGGTTTTTTGTCTGATCACTTCGGGGAGGTTTTCATAAAAATCATCAAGCCAGTTTTCAAAATTATCAGACTTGATATTTTTCTTAATAGCTGCAACTTCCCGATTTACAACACCCTGGAGTGCATCCACAAATAATGGCAGATATTCTGCTCGTTTGGACGTAAAAGCCGTTTCAGGAGCATCAACCAGTGATTTGAGTATTGATTTTTGTTCTGATTTAACCCCGGCCATATCCAGGGGGATCAAATCAGCACTGATATGGTACTGATCACCAATTTTTCCTATTGAATTTTCGTCTTCAAGCCGCCTGATATCATTAATTGAATAAATACCTAACCGCCGCATCTTGGTGTAAAACTCGGCCCTGGCTGCGTCATCTCCACGCATCAACCCTTTAAGGTTGAATTTGACAAAATATTCGCCCTGGTCTTTTTGTTCGAGTAAAAAAGTGTTGAAAACCGACTCATACCGCTTCACCCTGGGGAGCAGGCTGTAAATTACCAGTTCAATTGACTGAGTTTCAATATTTGAGAATGAACTTTTGGACAAATCCTTTAAAATATGTGGCGGTAAATTCAAAATCCTGGCCACATCAGTGATTTGAAATTGCTTCAAACCAATAAGTTGATTTTCTTCCAGGGAATGTAAAAGTTTTTGTGCTTCCATTCCCTCATCTAAAAGCATCAGCCGGAATGAACTTCCCAAACCTGAATATATATTTCTGAGTTTTGTCTGTAATTTCTTTTGCCCATCCGGTGTCAAAGTTTTTGGGTGCTTAATCACCACGCCCGGGTTTGTCCCCTGTCCAAAAAAGTTGTTCGCAAATTCATCAATGGCAAGGGATAAGCCAAAAGTTTCTTTCATAAGCCCCAGGATAGACACACCACCATATGGGCCTTCGATTTTAAGCATTTTATTCTCTGGCAGATATTTAGCCTGGCCGGTTTTCAAGGTTACCCGGTAAAATCTTTCACCCTCATGATCAATAGGCCCCTCGACTCTCCATGTGGGGATGGGGAATAATGCGGACAACTTGCCAGATTCGGTGTATATTTTTTCGCAATAACAAAACCCGGTCAAGAGTTCAAAATTGCAGCATGTCTCTATGAATTTAAATGGGTCTTGATATGGGTTCGGCCTAACGCTGAGAATCTTGTCAACAATATGGCCGGTGGCTATCTCGCTGCCGTTTACTGTTTTCCGGTGGACGTGCAGTGGTAGCGCCGCCTTAGTGGTTGAAATGAAATTGACTCCGGCCCACACTGCAGGTAAGCCCATAACGGTGCTTTCGGTTACTGTGGCCCCGGACTTAGAACTGGATGTTCCGTGAAAATATTCAGTCCAATTGACGGTGCCGCCCGGGTGGATTCTTTTTGATATTTTTTTAGAAAATAGTCCCAAATTAGCCCCGCTTTATTGCAATTGCTTCAAAAAATATCATTGAAATTGAGAAAATGATTGTTATCCCGCCGGTGGTCATCAGTGCCATTGCTGGACCGTATGCCATGAATACGCCTGAGAAAAGGCCCATAATGCCGATAAAAAGCATTATCTCAAATAAGTTTTCTATTATGGCTTTCATATGGCAAACACCTCACAGTTGTCGTCTTCGTATCTGCTGCGCTC